GCTAACTCCATGTGTTCAGCTTGTGTACCATGGGCAGTCCTTAGATTTATGTAATGTATCCAACTGCGACATGAGCCCGTCATGTAGATACGAGTAGGAGTAGAAAGAGGCAGAACAAAACGAGCGCATTCTTTAGCCACACCGTTATCAAGCAGGTTATTATAAAGATCCATCCCAGCTTCGAAATGATCTTCAATTTTCTTTTGATAATCCGCCACCATACCTGGTGGTAAATCGTTTGTAGAATTTTGTCGATTCTTTTTATCTTGTTTCCTCAGTGAAGGAACAGGAATGTTCTGGTCCAGTAATTTAGTGTCAGCATAACGCTGAGAAAATTCTTGGAAGGTGAACGACCTATGTCGTAGAACCTGGGCAGCGATCCCTCTGTTAGTGTTAATTTCCAATGTCATCGATGCTGTTTCAAAGATACTCCAGTGAGCATGTTTGATACAATACTTTAGTAGTCCTGTTGCAGTCCTGTAGTTCTCTTGATTGTGAGGGTTAGAAATCCTAGCAGTATAACTGATGACTTCTTGTGGACCCTTACCTTCAAGTTCGCCAGCACCAATGGTAGTGGCGATCAGTTTCACTTCACTCATTAGAGAATCCTTTTTCCTGTCGGCGTTGTCGTTTGCGTGCTTTTCGTTGTTGTTCCATAATAACAACTTGTCTCTCCATGTATACTAACTCTTCGTCAGTATACATCTTGCGTTTTGCTGGGTCATGAAGAAGTTTGTTTACTAATTTAATAGTCTTCTTTTTCATACCCATTACTGGTTCTCCTCGTGGTTGTAGTATTTAATAACCTCATTATAGTCGAGGTTTAATGTTTGTTGAGAGCCAGAATCAATCTCCCTCTCGATGTCTAGGGTGAGGTCCTTAAGCCTCTTAAGTAGACCCCTCAGGTTTTCTTGGTTCATCTTTGTCCAGGCAAAGTTCTGGGAAAGCGTCGATAACATTTTGTTTGGTAATTTTATATCGGTCGGTAAGTTTACCGTCCTTCACGAGGTCTAACATGTTTGCTTCTTCAGGATGTAATCCTTCAAGAAGTTGTAACCACATCTGTTCTTTCTTTATTTGTTGGATGCGTGGTCTTGTTGTGCCCGAACACCCATAGTACACCACACCATTGACTCTCTTCTTAATGAACTTGTCGATGAAACGATGTTCTGTGTAGAGTCTCTGGTGATCGACACCCTTGGGTCTTTCAGTGGGGGTGTAAGGTGTCTTGCCTGGTGGGAACATGAACCTAATGTTCTTTGCGAAGTTACACAGGAGAACCTTGGTTAGTGCAGGTGACTTATACTCTACAAGTATTTTTACTTTCTCTGCTTTAGTTTTTGCATTCGATGCACGTTGCAGTACTTCAGAGATAAGAGTCTGTGATACTGGCAACTTTGGTGTTGCTGGTCTAGCCATTTACGAAAATTCCTCAATCAAATCTTGTATGTTGTTATCAATGAAGTAATTAATCTTTACTGATGGGTGTGGTTTACTACCCACGAAGGTAGTAATGATCCTTTCAACAACTGGAGCTGGTATCTTAGTGAAGTCAATCAGTTCAGAGTTACGTTTCCAGTTACGAAGACGAATAAAATTTGTGAACTCTTCGGGTTTCATGCTCGCCAGAGAAGCAATCTTCTCTTTACTCATCTTCTTTTGTGGTTTACCAGTCACGATTGCGTCGTCACAGGTAAGTATGTTGGGGATGCCATCGGAACGATCACCACGAATGATGTGTTCTTGAAGGAACCCAACAGGATCAGAGTTCTCGATCCACCGGTTGCGGATAGGATCATACTGCTTCACAAGTGGATACCTGTGGAGTTGAATGAAGTCCTTGTCTGCTGAAAGAATTAGGATGGGTTCTTGTTGCTGTTGTCGAAGATTCATTCTCACAAGTGAGGCAATGACATCATCAGCTTCAGCACCTTGAACCTGGATTACATGGTAAGGAAAGTTACTCCTTACCTCGTCCCTGATCTTATTTAGTACGGAAAACACTTTGTCCCAGTCGTACTTGGACTTCTCTCGTTCCTGCTTACGATTTTGCTTGTAGAATGGGAAGATCTGACGTCTCCAATAATTTTTATCGTCGTAACATAAAACCATTTTACCGTACTCTCCTCCGAACCTCTTCTCAATACGTGCAAGGACACGAATGATGGATCGACGAACAGTATCAATGTTGATCTCGTTCTCAATCTTGTGCCGTACCATCAGGTGACTGATGGCAATCTGGTTGGCGTCTATTAAAATCATGGGGGTTACCCTGGTCGCTGTCTTTATTATAGCATAAAAAAAGAGGGGAGTCAAGTCCCCTCGTATTCGTCTTCGTCCATCTCCATTTGGAAGTCATCAACAACTTCGATGGTTAGGTAGTCTCCTCTGTCGAGGTTCCCATCTTCATCATAACATTCTGGGTGTGGGTTCTTCTCGAATAGTTCTTCGAAGTGGTGTCGTGACTTCATCATGTAGTCATGAAACCTTTCTGAACCCAACCATCCCACAACGATTCCTAAGATGAGAGCAATTTCTGTGAAGACGATGACTTCATATTGCCCTGACATATTTTCTCCCCCTTGTCGGTAATGTGGAAACTTAATTGAAATACTTTGTTAAACAAAGTAAACTGAATCTTGTGTCCGAATAGTACCTCCTGTTTTTGTTTGGGTTGTGGAATCATTGCACTGAAACCACGATTGATACCTATCATACGAATTTGTGCTCCATCATGTATCGTACTGTATCTTTCATTCCTCCAATGTTCTTATTATTTATGTGGACCTGTGGGAACGTTGAACTACAACCGAACTTGTCTATGAACTCGTCACGTGTGAAATCACTATCCAATGTGAACTTTTCATAGTGGACATCCTTGGAGTCTATGAACTCGGTCAGTCTGTCACAAAATCCACAATCGGATTTTGAATAGACATAGAATTTTTCAGACATAAAAATAGGGGTAGTCTTACCCCTATTTAATCATATTCAGTTGTTGTTTTTAAGTCGGTTCGTATGCTGGTTGCATAAGTCCACCGCCTGGTCCGTCTTCATCATCATCGCCATCTGTGATGGCTAATACTAAGATGAAGGGTAAAATGATAAAGGTAATAGTTGTCCAGTCAAATATCATTTGTCCTCACCCAGGACCACTGCCAGGATGGAGACACACGCTACTAATGCTGCCACTATAAAACCCATCACCAAATTCCTGGGATTACTTGACCAGTGAGTGCGTAGGCGCCCATTGCTGCGATGATACCCAGCATTGCTGCCCAACCGTTAATGCGTTCTGCTCTTTCGTTCATTTGTTTTTTCCTGTGTTTTGTTGTAAATAATGACTCTACCATTCTCATGTGTGAATACTAATTCGTCATCATGGTCCCAGCAGAGCTCTTCGTAAAGTGCGTTTAGTCTCTCCATATCCTCGTATAGAGCATTAGGATTCGACATGATTAATATAGTTCCTCTTCCTTTTCAGTCTCGATCACACAGTCTGAAGTAGGATATGAAACACATAGAAGTGCAAATCCTTCTTCAATTTGATCATCATCTAAGAATGACTGATCACTTTGGTCAACTGTTCCACTTACAATCTTACCAGCACAAGATGAACATGCACCTGCTCGACAAGAATATGGAAGATCGATACCTTGTTCTTCGGCAACATCTAGGATGTACTGATCACTATCACATTCGATAGTTTGTTCAGATCCGTCCGCGGACCGAAGAGTAATATTGAATGTCATTAGTAAGTCTCTGATAATTTTTCTACTGAGTAAGCCAACAAAACAAAGAAGGCCACACTAGTTATAGTAAAGAAAAATTGTGTCATTGTCAAGTACTCCTTTTTACATGGATATGTGATGATATCATCATCTATCAGATACCAAAGGCACCGAAGAAGAAGAGACTACCAGTTGTTGCATAGGAAATGATACCGGCAACGAAACCCATCATGGCGAAACGACCATTCATTTTCTCTGCACGTTCTGCATATGTCTCAAGACCATAACGCTCTGCGTCTGTCTCTGAAACATACATTCTTGGTTCTGTAGCGTACATGTTTGTACGTCCACCGTCTTCAGTTGTTACAGTCATGTTACACTCCGTAATGTTTCTTCACATATTATATAGTAAATCTAAAGACCTGTCAAGTTTTGTGAAGTTACTTGGGAGTGTATTTGCATCTCTCAGGATTTTTCTTACACCATCGATACACATATGCATCAGGATCATTGCTCATCTCATAGTGAGCATGATTGTGTAGTATACCTATTAGTATCAGTATCCCTAACAAGAAGACTGATGCCTGTCCTGCAGGATGTGTAACTACGGTTAGTAAATATTTTTTCATTCTGCATCAATAGGGGG